CGAGTAGCACAACGCACACCGCCAGCACTTGATGCGTAATTTGCAACAACTTTAACAGTTGCAGCTTTGCCTGTAAATGCACCAAAATCTATGGTGTACCAATCAGTAGAAGATGCAGCGTTAACATTTTTAACACCAGTATTTCCCCAAGTAGCTCGGCTTGCAACGTAATCACCAATCAATGATGTTGCGCCCGACAAATCAAGCAATGGTTTGCCGCCTTGTTGGTTGGTAAAAGCCGACATAACGCCAGCGCCACGGCCAACCGAAACGGCGGAAATCTTAAATGAATGAGAGCCTCCGCTGGTCATTCTAATATAACCACCCGTCATACCATAGGCCATTACCCAACCATTTGCCAACCTTGTAGTTGTAGTCGCACCATAAATAATAGTGTTTGTGCCAGGGTCATAAACTTCAAAACTTGTGTCGCCTGTTAATTGTTTATAAATAACGCAAAAACTGCAAGCGGTGTAAAGCGCGCTGCCATTGTCAAGAACAGATGTTTTAATTACCAAGTTTGAAAATGCCAAACCCGATACAGTTAATGCTTTATTTAATCCTGTTGGCTCGGTTGCATCTGCGCCAACGCTTCCCGACATATTATTAAGTTCAAAGCAATATGGATAACCACTGCTGTTTAATATTGACCAATCGCCGCCCCATGACACATTACCCATTGGGTAAATTGCTGGCGCCACGCGATCTTCGCTTGCTTGTGGCGCTGGCTCACCCATAAATGGAATGTTATATGCGATCTGGCCGCCACCCATTTTGTTGTTAGTATCACCCGAAAAGTGTATGTTTTCAAGTTGCCAAGAATCGCCATACAAACCACGAACAGACGATTCGTTGTAAAGACCAATGATGCGATTTATGCCGCCTGAAGTAACACCATTGCCGAGGCTGTCACCAATCACCATGCCGTAAGCAAATCCATCAGGGGCGGTAATTCCTTCACCCGCATTAGTAAATGTCTCACACGCCAAAATTTGGTTCATGTGAAAACTTTGGATAGCTTCGTACCCTGCCGTATAACCAACGTAGCCAGTGTTTTTTACCCAAAAATTTGTAAAACGGCTCTCAATCCATGTGTTTAAATTGACAGGGCCATAACGCTGATCGCAAATAACTCTGACAAAATTACAGCCAGTAAAAGTGTTGTAATAAAAACCATTGAAATTTGTTGTTGGTGGCAAATCGCCGCCAAACCATGTGGTTCCGGTAATAATTAAGCCATCAAAATTACAATACCAAGCTGAAATGCGGCAATCGCCTGTAATTGTTATGGTATTTGCTTGGCAATGTTTTCCCCAAAATGTATTTCCAAAACTTATATCGCCAATAAATCCAATATTTTGAAGAATATTGCAATCACGAATGCAAAACCATGCTTTGTTTAAGCCATAGCCTACGCCAGCTGTTGCATAAGGATCAATGATTGTGTCAGGGACAACTCTGTAAGTTTTTGCCAAGCCATCAATAGTGCGCCGCGCAGCTGCGTTGAACATCGCGTTCATAGCCACGGTGTCATTAGTTACACCATCACCAACTGCGCCGAACATTATTGGCGTCAAGATTGGCGAAGTCAGATCACCAATAGATGTAATTGATGGGATGTTGTCATAGGTGTTTAAAGTGACACCCGTGGAAGTTTTAACAACGTACTTGTAAAGCTGATCAGGCGTTACCCAAATCTCACCACTTGGCACTCGGCCAGCCGAATCCAAAACGATTGGGTTGGGGTGTGCAGTTGCGCCTGAACTTGACGTATAAGTTACTGCTGGTGTAGTTGTTCCGGCTAGATATGAATAAATCAAACCGCCAGACAAAGGAATCCCGCTGTTGTCAAATAACTGTTGGCCAACACCAGCAAAGCAGGAAAGATTGACGGTCATTTTTTATCCTTTACAGAACTGTAATTCGAGCTGAAGTCATTTCATATCCTTCAACCAAAATTGCCATCCTAGCAGTTTCACCTGTTGCTGTAGTTGTTGTTCTAACTGTCAATGTTGCGCCAGATAAAACAAACGACAAAGTTCCGTTTGAGCCATTTACGGCATCTAAATTGGTCTCAGTCAATGTTGCACCGCCAGTTTCAAGCACCAGGCTGTTGCGATACCAAATGCGAGTGCCTCCACCACCTGATGCCAAACCAAACACCACTTCAACACGGGCGGGTCTACCTGAGAAACTACCAAAATCAATGCTGTACCAATCATAGTTAGTACCCGTAGACATGGATTTTACGCCAGTGTTGTAATACAACAGTGAATTGGCAACAGGCAAAACACCTGATACGGTAGTTGCAAGATTAATTGCACCCCAAGATGGCGCAACACCAACACCGCCTGAAATTAATGCGCTGCCTGTGGCGACATCTGCTAGTCTTGCAAGCGTAGTGGTTGTATTTGCGTAAAGCAAATCACCCACGGCATAGGACGTTTGGCCTGTACCGCCTTTGGCCGCCGTGATCGTTGAAAGACCTGGCGTTAAGTTTGCAATTGATAGCTGTTTGGTTGCGCTACTTTGCACAATAGGTAAAACTTCAGTGCCTGCAACCGGCGTGGTTGCAGCCGTTAGTTGAGAAATTTTTAAATCAGCCATTTAGATCACTCCAAAAGAATTAAGCCACCATCTTCTTGGACAAGATTGTCGCCAGATTCGGTGAGAAGATTACCTACTGAAGCACCGCTGTCGCGTGTGCCTGAAAACAGCGTGACAATACCGGCTAGGCCAATGGCCACCGAATTGCGAAGGGCGACACCAAAGCTCATTGCTTGTTGATAGGTTTGCAGTACACCGCGCCGTCATCCGAAATACGGATGGCGCTCACTCGAAAAGGAGCGCCATTGCCCATACCCACATAGAACGGGATTGGTGTGAATGCAGGGATTGGGGTGCTGGCAGTCGTGGCCACAGCACCTGGGCCAACTTCCACATAGCAAGGAGTCGTAGACCAGATCACCACGCCTTCGGGGCCAGGGTTCCAGTCAGTCGTGTTGCCAGCAGAGGCAGTGTACGCAACAGTGCGACCGGGAAAGTCGGCTTGTGATAGGGGATTAAGCAGTTCCATGATGATCCTTATGCCAAAAATTTGAGTTTGTACAGCGTGGTCAAATACAGCTCAACGATATTATCTATCAATTGTTGCAACGATGAATCAGATTTATCACACACATCGTAGCGATTAGCTTCGATTTCGGCAAGTGAATCTTGCAAAAATTCGATCACATTGGCTGTCTTTTTGGCCGAATGCAGGGTGATAGGGCCAATCAGGCCATGACGGCCTTGGTAGGCTTCAGCAAATGCGTCTGCGTGGTCAATGATGCCATCATAAAAGGCATTCAAAGCCACATGCTTGCTGTAGCTGCGGGTATTCAAATGCACCGAGTGAGTGACATCACGGGCTAGGAATAAGATTCCGATAAAGTCTGCGGCTTTCATTGTGGCATTCCCATTTGTTGTTGTGGGGGAGGCATCATTTGTTGTTCTTCCATGGGCATGGGTTCCTCGCGCATCTCAGGCATCTGGTTCATCATGTTCTGCGACTCCATGGCCGCAGCGACAACACCCATGGCAATGTCTTGAATCTGTTCTTCAGTCATACCGGCCTGCACAGCGGCAATTCGCTTGGTTTCGGCGTCATAAGCCTTGATCTGAGCCTCAAAGTCCTTGCGCTCCAAGTCCTGCATCTCAATTGATTTGCCGACATTCTGGATCATCTGGTACATCTGCTCCATCTCAGCGCCCATGGCCTGAATCTGTTGCTGCGCTGCCTGCAATGCTGGGTCTTCGTTGTCATCCGACAAGAACTTGGGATCAATGGTCTTGGCAAAGCGCTTGGACATTTCCTGTGCGCCAGGCCAGTCCATGTTCTTGACGAACAAGTCGCCAGCCACAGACCACAGTTGGGGATTACCCTGTAACAGTTGAGCCATAGCTTCCAGCGCCTCTTGGCGCTTGGTTGCATAGCCTGGGCCAGTTGTGGCCACCACATCGTACTTGCCCACTCCTGGGTTGTAAATCTTTTCGATCACAATACCCTGCTCATTGACAATCTTGTTGACGGGTTGAGGCTGGTCAGGGTTAATCTTGACCATCTTAGTCTCGCCGTCTTCACCAATGATGCGAGCGATACGCTGTGTGTCGTAAATCTTGGGGATCAAGTCCACCAACTGACGGGCCACATGGCGCACGGCACGGGTCAGGTTGTCACCATAGTGGAAAGTACCTACATCCCCCTCACGCTGGCGAGCCAGAATGGCTTTTCCAGAGCGTTCGTTGCTTCCCATGCCCAAAGAAGCGTTATATTGACCGGTTGTGGACTTAATGTCCTCAGATGCGCCTGCCTTGGCCTGCAATAGCCCGCTAGAGGCCATTGGCGGTTGTGCCCGCTGGGGTAGTGGCAGAACTGCGCCTTGTCCGTCTGTAACGTCTGGATTGACCTCAAGGTATGGCCAGTTGTTTGTGTTGGCTGTCTTCCACTTGTCCTCGTAGCCCTCAAACTGGCCACCGTAGCCAATGAACGGAGCCTTGGGAGCCAGAGCCAGCATCTCAGCTTCCTGAGACACCCAGTAGTTGTACATGCGCTGGGCATCTTTGGCGTTTCGCACTAAGCCAGAAATGTAGATACGGCCATCGACCTCAAATTCGTTGCCGATCACACGGATCACGGGAATCCATTTGCCCGCCCATTCTTTTTGTTCAAGGATTTCGTAGCCGTTGATCTTGCAATACATCACCCGTGGGCGCTCAGAGATGCGGCTTTTGATTGGTTTGCCAAACATGTCCTTGAGCATCTTGTCTTCAGGCGTGCCTTCAAAGGCCGACTGATTGCCAGGGTACAAGTTCAGCTTGGTTTTGTCGTAGTCAATGTAGTAATAACTGGCAATACGCACAGTGTCTTCATTGAGCCAGTTGCTGATCGACTGGTCACCTACACCAAGGGACTGGAGCGTAGAAATAGGCGCAGCATCGGGGTACTGGCGCTCATATTCTGCTTTTGTCAGGTCTTCGGTAATGAAGCAATACTTGGCATCCGCGCCCGTTGGGTCTTGGATCAAGGGATCCATGTAGACCGAGAAGCTGTTGCGAATACGGCCAATTTTGATGTCCTGATCGAATGTGTTCTCGTCACAGTACTCGGTCATCAGGGTGATGTAGCCTTCGCCGTAGGACACCTGATTCTCGCAGGCCGTGTCATATGCCACGTCAGCGTCAGAGATGTACTCAATGTGGCGAATCATGCCGTTGAAAATCTCGGCCACTTCCACGTCAGCGTTGTCGTCAACAGGGATGACCTTAGCGCCTGGGCGGTTCTGACGCATATCATTCGTCACTTGACGAACGTGCTGCGGCAGTTTGTTGATTGTCAGTGTTGGGCGTGCGTTGATCGTCTGACCCTGCACCGCACCGCGAGTGGCCAATACGTCAGCAGGCCACTGCCAGTGATTGTCAGGAGAGCCTGCATAAAAGCGCAGATCGTCAATTTCGTCTTCACGGCTCTCGGCCAGTGCAGAGACTGCCATGTCCAACCGAGCGCGGGCGGTTGTCAGAATGTCTGAGTCAGACTTTGGTGGTTTGCCGCCAGCTGCTACATTAGCCGCCGCGACCATTCCGGTTGGATCAGCCATTATTTTTTCTTCTTTTCTGCAACACTTCTTTTGACCGAGTACGCGATAGCCACAGCTTGCTTGACGGGCTTGCCAGCTTTGACTTCAGCTTTGACGTTCTTGCGGAAGGCTTCGGGTGATTTTGATTTAACCAATGGCATGATTATTTCTTCTTCGCTGTTTTGGCAGATTCTTTAAACGCCTTGGCAGTTGGCGCACCCTTGTCGCCTGGCTGGCGCATCTTTTCTTTGCTGCCAGCGGCTATGCGCTCACGTTTTGCATGGATATTGGCATATAAGCCGGGTTTGGTAGCCATATCAACACTTCCATCGTTTAAGAGCTGCTTTAGCGCGTTCGCCATCTTTGGCGTTGGCCGCTACTGCGCCCATTCTTGCACAAAATGAATCCTTGCGCCGCTGATCTGCCTTGGTCTTGGGGTTAGGCGCTGGCGCCTTCAAGTTAGAACCCGTTGCGGCATTGTACTTAGCGCGGCCCTTCTCGGTCAAGCCAGCGCCTTTGCTGACCGGCAACTTCTCACCGCGACCAACGCTTAGAGACACACTCTTTTTAGCCATTACGATCCCATCCAAGAAGTTGCAACCACGCCTCTGCCATTGTACGTGCGACGCTGCGTGGGTTCACGCGCCTCACGGTGGGCTACTGGGAAGGCAAACGTGACGCAAATAGCGTCAGCCGCGTCAGGCGAGGCCAATCCGCGTGCCTTCATGTCCTTTTTTGACTCCAAAAAGATAGTCCCTTTGGAGTCGGGCTTCATCATAGGCGAAATTAGATCAGTTTTGAGGAATCTGTCAAGCGGAATTGAGGCAGTTTTTAGCCAATCCTTCATTTTGCCCCACATTTCAGCCCTTTTGTTGCCATACATAATGGGATTTGTGGACTTATTACCAAAATTGATGCCCTTGACCTTGTACCGCTGCTCTTTCAAACGGTCAACAATACCCGCCCCAAGGCCGCCCTCGTCGATCACGACCAGCGCGGGCTTGTATTCCTCAATCGCCTCGATCACATGGCCAACGACAGTCATAGTGTCGTCGCCCCGATGGCGCTGAATGGCGATAATGTCGCGCCCTTGCCTGACAGCGATGACTGTTGCATCCGCGCCAAAGCGGGCGGGGTCTACGCCGATCACGATGGGTGCAGATTGGTCTTGGTACTTAGGCCGCTTCATTGCCTCGTCTACTAGACTGGCTGATATGAACTGATCGTCACCCTCGGACGGGAACTGACCGTACACCTCGACGTGCGCTTGGCTAGAGTCAGCGCCGTATTCGTCGATGATCTGCTGGTAGACCTGTTTGTCCGTCCCTTCGACTGTGCGGGCGTCGACTACCTTGGTCGTCCAGAACTCCCGCTTGCTGTTAAACGCTTCGTAGAAGTACCCAGTGTTGCGCCGTGGGTTAGAAAACGCCATCCAAAAGCGGTTAGGTGTGTTCTCTGTAAAGAATCCACTCGTCACCGCCCAGATGCTGTCGTCAATACCTGACGCCTCGTCAAACACCACCAGCACACCGTCAAAGTTGTGCACTCCAGCATACGCGTCGGGATTCTCCGCTGACCACAGCCGCCCCTCAACGCCCCAGTAGCGTGTGCCTTTCTTAAGATCACGCTCGACTAACTCCGTGAGCCACTTGGCTGGCATCAGCCTAGTGGCCGACACTTCAAACCAGTGACTGTTGAGCGCCATTGCTAGCCACTTGGTAATCTCGGCCCATGTGACACTTCTGAGCTGTGACTCACTGTTAGCCGAAATAATGGTCGTCGAGCCAATCCGCGTGGTCAGCATCCAGATCGTGATCCAACTGACTAACGCTGACTTACCAATACCACGGCCAGATGACACGGCGTGGCGTAGGGTGTTGAAGTCTAGCTTGCCTTGGTTGTCTTTGATGTGGTCGGCAATATGTATAAGCACTTCACGCTGCCATTTGCGTGGGCCTTTGAAATGCTCCAGCGGTGTGCCAGGTTGACCCCAAGGAAACGCGAACATCACAAACGCCAAGGGGTTGTCCTTGATCGCTGGCGCCCACAGACGCGCCATGAGTTCTTGTTCGTCTTCAGCGCTGTATATGGTCGATTGCATCGTAAGTCATTTCAAAAATGTCAGGCTTGCAAGGGTAGTGTTCGCCTTTGACGCCGGTAATAATCCAGTCGCCGGGCGTGACAATGTGTCCACCCTCCAAGGTTTTGATCCAACCGTATCCAATATTTTCTGGGTCATGGGAAAAGAAAGCTGTGACTTCTGAATGGTCGCCCATCTTAAACCATTGCGTGGCCTCTATCTCAACGAGTTTCTTGCGGAATTTCATTGACTTGGGCTTCTATGATGTTGGCGTCTTCGACTGTCAGCGCGCGTTTGGTTGCCTCGGCTAGCGCGCCAGTGATTGAGATGCGCTGATCCACCTCGACAGATATGGCTTGCTTGGCCACCCAGCCGTGTTGATGTTTGAGGATTTCTAACGCCGCCTTGGCGTCGCCATTTGCGGCGGCTTGATGGAGGGTGCGGGACAGTTCGATCTCACCGTCTGCTTTGCCCTTTTGCGCGGCGAGTTCCACCACGGGGTCAAGTTGCGTGAGTTGTCTGTATTCAATAGGCAGCATGCCTGCGGCTAACGCTAGTGCGTCGCCCTTGAGGCCCAGCTTGGCCGCGTCATATACCGCCTTCAAGCGCGACTCTGTCGCTTCGACCTTGCGCGGTGTAAATGGAATCGAATGGAACATGTGTTCTCCTGCGCGTTTGCGAGTGGTTGTGAGTTTACAACAAAAAATAAAAATCAAAAAATTTAAAGCTGTTTGCAAATTTCTGTAAGAAAAAAAATTGTTCGCAACCCGTACGTTTTTGCTGGCCCTTTGCCGCCGGCCCTACGGGTACCCCTTCTAGCATTGTGGGTATTGCCAGCAGCCATGCCGGCGGCGGCCGGCGGCCACCAGCCACCGTGCCCGCATGCTGCAGCTGGCGCCGCATGCACCAGGGCAAACCAGCCGGCGGCCATTGGGTCATTTGGGTCATTTGGGTCACGGTTTTAAATTGCATGGCCATGCATGCCATTGGGTCATTTGGGTCATTGTTTTTGCATAGCCCAAATGACCTAAAAGGCTGGCGCCAGCGCGCGCGAAGCTTTAAAGCTTTGGGTCATTTGGGTCATTTTGTCATGCCAGAAAAATTGGCGCGGGATGCGGTGGCGGCGCGCCCTTACAGTTTACTAAGGGTATACCCTAATATCAAAATCTTTTATTTTCTTAACTAGAATCAATGACCCAAATGACCTAAAGCATGAAATTCCCCAGTATTCACGCGGGTTTGCCTTTAGGTCAATCTGCGCGCCAGCATGGCCAAACGATGACCTAAAAAACCCAACTATGCAAATTTTGCATAACCACAAATAATTTGCAATTAGGTGTTGACAATGCAAAGAATTCTTTTACAATAGCAGCACTGGGTCCGAAAAACCCGGTAAACACTAAACTAACCTAAAGGCAAAACATCATGACCAAATCAGAAATTCGCGAATTGCAAATCATCACAAAATATAGCGCTGCTGGCTTAGGCCCTGACTATGTTGCGCGCGCTATCTCTGCGCTTATCCGCGCGGCCCGTTCTAAGAAAAGCGCCGACGCGCTGCGCGCGCATGCCCTGGCATTCGGCGTTACAAATCATCCTGAATTTATCGCGTAAGTAAAACCGGCCGGCCATGCGCCGGCCTTCATTCACTAAACTACAGTAAAGGCAAAACAACATGAAAAAAGCATTATTTTTAGATCTACTGGCGGCCGTGATTGTCGCGGCGGCGCTCACAATCGGCGCCCTGGCTTATTTTGACGTTTTAACCAAATAAGGGGCCGATCATGCAAGTACATCTAACACTCAAAAGCGCGAACGTTAAAACCGGCCCGATACCGGTTAGCACTACCGAACGCGATTCATGCCCGGCCGATTGTCAAATGAAGGCCGAATGCTACGCGGCCAGTGGCCCGCTGGCGCTTCATTGGGCTGCGGTATCAATGAAGCAGCGCGGTACATCATGGGGTGAATTCTGCGAAACAATCGCGCGCTTACCCGATAACCAGATCTGGCGCCATAACCAGGCTGGGGATTTGCCCCAGCAAAACGGCACAATTGACCCCGTCAAATTAGGCCAATTAGTAGCGGCCAATAAAAATAAACGCGGGTTTACGTATAGCCACCATCGCGACGCCGAATCAATTAATTGGATACGGCATGCCAATAATTGGGGCTTCACGGTCAATTTATCGGCCAATGACCTAAACGACGCCGATTATTTGGCCGATCAAAACGCGGGCCCCGTCGTCGTCGTTTTACCGTCAACACAAAATGAAAATTTAAAAACCCCAGCCGGCCGGCCCGTCGTCGTTTGCCCAGCCACCCAGCGCGACGACGTGAGCTGC